AGGGCAAGGCGAAGATCGGCGGTGGGCGCGCGGGTCTGCGCACCATGCTCTACATGCCCGCACTTGTGGCAACCCGCTTCAACCGGCAGTTCGGCAGGACTTATCAGACGCTCCGCGAGGCCGGAAAGCCGGCAAAGGTCGCCATCACCGCCGTCATGCGCAAGCTCATCGTCCTCGCCAACGCCCTCATCCGCGACAACCGGAAGTGGGCCGAAACAGCCCCTTGATCAAGACGGATACTCCTGATGCCCGTATTGGACGCCGCCATCGACGCCCTGTTCAGCGATCCCACCATCGCACGGGACGTTCTCTACGTTCCGGCTTATGGCGAGGCGGTGTCCGTTCGGGTCGTCGTCCGACGTCCGGACGAGATCGTCGGCTTCGGCGAGACGCGCATCCACACCGAGACGACGGTGTTTGATGTTCGGACCTCCGAAGTCACCGATCCCCGTCCTGGCGACCGGCTAACCTTGAACGGCGTAGACTACGTGGTCCAAGGCGAGCCAGAACGGCGCGAGCCAGATCGGCTGATCTGGACCCTGGACGTGAGACCTTCGTGAAGTTTTCGGCTTCCATCGCCGGTTCCCTGAAGGCGGACCTCCAGAAGGAGATGCGCCGGATTGAGAAGGCTGTGGCCGAAGGGGTGGCCGAGGCCGGTGACGGCCTCAAGGGCAGCTTGCGTCGGCAGGTGGTCACGTCGGGGCTCGGTCCCCGGCTGGCCCGGACCTGGCGCAGCCGAGCCTATCCCAACAAGGGCCATGACGCGGCGAGCCTCGTCTGGTCCAAGGCGCCCGACATCGTGCGCAGCTTCGACCAGGGTACGGTAATTCGCAGCAAGACGGGTTTCTGGTTGGCGATCCCGACGGCGGCTGCCCCGAAACGGGGCGTCGGCGGCAAGCGGATCACACCGGCCAACTTCCCGGAGCACCGCTTCGGCCCCTTGCGGTTCGTCTTTCGGCGAGGTGCGCCGTCACTGTTGGTGGTGGACGGGGTGCGGATCAGCGCCAAGACCGGACGGGTTGGTCGCCAGGCCAAGGGCGGGGCCTTCACCAAGACCGGGGGCATCAAGTCCGGCATCACCACGGTGGCGATGTTTGTGATGGTGCCGCAAGTGAAGATGCCGAAACGCCTAGACGTTCGCCGCGCGGCGGAAACCTGGGCGCGACGGGTGCCCGGCTTGATTGATCGCCACATGCCAATGGAATGACCCATGCCCGTGAGCAAAACTGAACAAATCCTCGGGGTTTTGAAGGCCCGTCTGGAGACCATTGCCAGGGCGACTGTTGAGCGTAATTCGGCGGTGCCCGAGAAGATCCCGTCAGGCGGATTGCTGATCCTGCGCGACGGCACACCGGGCGAGCCCGAGCAGAGCCTCGGCGGTTTCAGCGGCGCCTACTGCCGACAGGACGCGGAGATCGAGATCTACGTCGAAAACGGTGATGCCGCAGCCCGCGACGCCGTCTTCGATACCCTGCTGCAGGAGATCGGCACCGTCCTCGATGCCGATCCCACCCTCGGCGGCCTTGCCTTCGGCATGACTTTTGGTCGCCCGGAGATCGACACAGAAGCTGTTGTCGGTGCGCCAGCCATCAAGGCCGGCACCCTGATCGTCGCCATCGAGTTTGAGGCCGACACCGCTCTTGGCTGAGTGGGGCGGCTGACCCTTTAGAAAACCAGGAGAATAAACATGGCCCGAGCCTATGGTTCGAGCGCCACGCTGCTGCTCAAGCGGGAGACCGCCTATGGGCAGGCGGCCAGTGGCGACTATATCCGCATGCCCTTCAACCGCTGCACCCTGGGCTCTGAACAGGGGCTCATTGATGATCCCGTCCTGGGACAAGGCCGCGACCCGTTGGCCCCCTTGCAAGACATCATCAATGACGAAGGTGAGGTCGTCGTGCCCATGGATCCCCGATACCTGGGTATATGGCTGACGGGGCTATTCGGAGATCCGGCGACGACCGACAATTTGGATGGCACCTTCGATCACGTTTTCGCGTCGGGCTCCGATACTCTGCCCAGCTACTCACTTGAAGTCGGCATGGGTCAGGTCCCCGCGTATTTCCTGCATACGGGCGTGGTCCTGAACTCGATCGCCCTGGAGTTTCAGCGATCGGGCGCGGCGGCTGCGACGATCAATGCGGTGGCGCAAGGGGAAACCCGGAACAACGCCAGCCAAGGCGGAACGCCCACCTCTTTGGCTTTCACGCGCATTAGCCGGTTCCAGGGCTCTATCACCAAGGCAGGACAGCCGGTTGGCAACCTGACCGGCGGATCGCTCACCTATTCCAACAATCTGGAGAAGATCGAAACCATTCGATCGGATGGCATGATCGATGGGGCCGACCCGACCGTCGCGGCCTTGACGGGGCGTATTGATGTTCGCTTTGCCGATACGACGCTGATTGATGCCGCATCTGGTGGCACGCCTGTGGATTTGGAGTTTGGCTACACAATTGGCACTTCCAGCGTGAAGTTTGCCGCTCATGAAGTCTATTTGCCCAAGCCCAAGCTGGCCGTCGATGGTCCTGGCGGGGTCCAAGCGAGTTTCGATTTTCAAGGTGCCAAGAACGACGCAGCGGGACGCATGCTGACCGCGACCCTGATCAACGATCTGGACGGGACGGTTTACGCATGATCAGTCTGAAACAACAAACAGAACCCTATGAGCTTGATCTGCCCTACGGCATATCGGTAACGGTCGCCCCTTTGACCACGGCCTCCATGGCGACGGCACAGGCCTCAGCCCGGCGTCGGATCGAAAGCCTGGAAACCCAGGTCAAAGAGCGTAAGGAAAGCGGATTGCCGCTAGATGGGTTGCCGGACGTGAGCCGCAAAGGCGAGCGGGATGGTCTTTTTCAGGATCTGTTGATCAAGGAGCTCGCAGTTCGTCACATCAGGGAATGGTCCGGTATTGAGGACAATCCAGAAGTCACCCCGGAGAACATCGCCGCCGTGATGTCGCTCTATCCCGTTGGTGAGCGGTTCTTTCAGGAGTTTACGCTCAAACAGGTGCTGCTCACCGCCGCAAAAAACGGATCCGGGCTCTCTGCCGCTGGTATTTCCAGACAGGCGGAGGGCCCAGCTACTGCGAAGGATGCGAAACCGACTGCGGCCAAACCTGTCCCCGACGCAAATACGCTCTGATCAGCGAAGAAGAACACCAAGCCTGGGATGTACTGCAAACCTGCCAAGGACAATTGCGTATGACCCCGTCTGGCCACGTGCTCGGCTTTGATCTGGGCGTTGCCCTCAAGGTCGCCCAAGCACGTGGAGCGGACCTTTCCATTGCGTCTGAGCTCCTGCAAGCGGCTGAGGCCGGAATGATTGAAGCCATGAACACACGAGAAGACACCTGATGGCCAAAGCCAAACACACATACGCCGTTCGCCTGGCCGTTGAGGGCGGCAACAAGGTGAAAGCCGAGCTGGTTTCTGTAGGAGAAAGTGGCGAGCGCTCGCTCAAAAAAATCGATCGGGCGGGAGACAGGGCCTCACGCGGCCTTTCAACCCTGACTGATCGAGCCAAGACGTTACGCCTTGGCATGAACGCGCTGGGCGGTGCTTTAGCTGGGGCAGCCGCTGTTGGCGGTTTGGCAACCCTCATTGATCGCTCGATCTCAGCTGCCGACGCCGTTGCCAAGACGGCTGACAAACTGGGCGTCGGCGTTGAAGCCCTGCAGGAACTGCGCTTTGCCGCCCAATTGGCGGGTGTCGAGCAGACCACTTTGGATATGGGCCTGCAGCGGTTTACGCGTCGGGTGGCGGAAGCCGCGAAAGGAACGGGTGAGGCCAAACAGGCGCTCTCGCAAATGGGCATCGCCTTGAAGGATCAGCACGGCAACATCCGTCGTGCGGAAGACCTTTTAAGCGATGTGGCCGATGCTTTTAAACGCACCACGGATCCCGCCGAGCGCCTGCGCCTCGCGTTCAAACTGTTCGACAGCGAAGGCGTTGCCATGGTGAACATGCTGGTGGGTGGCGCGGAAGCGCTGGAAGCCACGCGCCGTCATGCCCGTGACCTTGGGATCGTGTTGGAAGAAGACCTGGTCCGTAACGCTGAACAAGCACGCGATCAGTTGGATACCTTGGGCAAGGTCGTCTCCGCCAATCTGACCCGAGCACTATTGGATCTGGCTCCGGCCATAACGGACGCCTCGTCGGGGCTGTCGGAATTGGCCGCCGATGCGGCGACGGCCTATGAGCAGATCAAGCTGGCCCTTCAGGGCGATTTTAACTTTGAGGGTCTTTCCAAACGGTCCACCCGACGCATCGTCGAGGAGCGGCGGCGGGAGCTGCAGGAGATAGCGAAAGAGCTCAAGGAAATCGGTGATATCGGCTTTCTGGACGATCCCATCGCCTGGGGCCGCAAGGTCGCTCTCGAGCGCCGATTGCAGGAACGCGTCGCCCAATACCGGCAATGGTCGACCAAGCTCGCTTTGATGCAGAGGGATGATCAGAAGAAGGGCCCCGCTGCGCCGGACCAGACGAGCACTCCGGATGCCGTGGATGCGGACATCAAGGCGGCGCAGACACGGGCAGCTCGTATCGCCCGGATCGAGAAGGACCTGCAGAAGCAGTTGTTCGACGCCACCCACGAGGGGGGCCGGTCGCATTCGGGCGGAATACGAACGCCTGGTCGCCGAAATGCAGACCCTGATCGCGCCGGATGCCGGCAATCCGGAGAAGGTCGGCGAGATCATGGCGCAAGCCGCCGCCGTTCGCGATGCCAGGCTCGCCCAACTGGCGGCGCAGGAGCAGGAGGCGGCGCGGCGACGCGCCGATGCCGATCGCAAGATCGTCGATGGCTTGCGAGCGGAACGCGACGAATTGGCGATGACCGATCGCGCGCGCTTCGTCTCCCGGGCCTTGCGGCGTCTGTCGGCGGACACGACCGATGAGCAACGTCGCCGGGTCCGCGACCTGGCAGGCGCACTCTTCGATGAGCGCGAAGCCATCGAGGCTCGCAACAAGGCCGAGCAGGAGGCGATCGAGCTCCGGGAAAAGGGAAAGGCCCTCACCGACAGCCTGTGCACCGCGGAAGAAGCCTACAAGGCCGAACTCGCGGAGCTGAACGAACTCTTGGCGGAGGGCGCGATCAGTCAGGAGACCTTCGCCCGCGCGACCGAAAACGCCCATGACCGCATGCTGCGGGCCGGCGAGGACTGGTCGGCGGGCGTCATTCGGGCCCTTCGGCACTATGGCCGGGAGGCGGGCGATGCGGCGCGGCAATTCGAAGACGTCACTTCGAGCGCTCTCAAGGCTTCCGAAGACGCCTGGGTCGAGTGGGCCCGGACCGGCAAGCTGTCGGTCGGGGATTTCTTCTCGACCCTGGAGGCGGCGGCGCTGCGAGCGGCCTGGCGGCTTCTGATCTTCAAGCCCATGGAGAGCTTCCTCGAAGGGCTGATCGGCAGTTTCAGTTTTGACTTTTCCAGCTCATCGAGCCTGACGACACCTAACAACGGCGCAGGCCTGGGACTTCAGTATCGCAGCACGGCCTTTGCCCATAGCGGGGGCGTTATCGGTGTTACGCCCTTGGCCCATCGCCCCGTGGATCCAGCCGTCTTTGAAACCGCGCCGAGGTTCCACTCGGGCGGGATTGTCGGGGGTGAGGTGCCGGTGATCGCCAAGCGTGGCGAGGTGATTGGCTGGCCAGAGCAAATGCGTGAGGCCTTCGGATCCGATGTGGTGGTCCAGGTGATTGATCAGCGCAGCAATGGGGCCAAGCCAGAAGTCTCAAGCGAACGCGGTGCCAACGGCAAACAGATGATCCGGGTTTTGATTCGCGATGAGGTCAACCGAGGCTTTGCCCAGGGGGCCTTTGATAATGCCATGTCGAGCTCCTTCGGCGTCAACCGGCGCGGTGTTCCGAGATGAGCGGGATCACATGGCCAGCAAGTTTGCCCCAGGAGTCCCTGGTGGAAGGTCTTAGCGAACAGGTCCCCAATACGCTTATCCGTTCCCAGATGGCGGCCGGTCCGGCCAAGGTGCGCCGACGCTTCACGGCGGGTCCTCGGAACTTTGATTGCCAGCTGTATTTGAGCTCGGCCCAGGTCGAGGCGCTTGATGGGTTTTATGTATCAACCCTCGCCGGTGGGGCTTTGTCGTTTGACTGGAAGCATCCACGAACGCAGGCAGCCGTGACCTATCGGTTTGTCGAGCCGCCCAGCTACAAGCCGGTAAAGCGGGGAACCGCCTGGCAGGCCTCGTTGAGATTGGAAATTCTGCCATGAGCCGCGGTTTATCTCTGGCGGCCCGGCAAGGGATCAATGCCCAGGAAACCGATGAAGTCTTCCTGCTGCTTTTGACCCTGGATCATGAAGACATCGCCGAGCCCATCCGGGTGGTCAACAACATGGAAGACGTCATCAGCCGGGGCGATACTTACATCGCCTGGCCCTTCGAGATCGCGCTTCCCGATGAGGACCCGGAGAGCGTGGCCCGCGTGACGTTGCGCATTGATAACGTGGATCGCGAAATCGTCAAAAGCCTTCGCGCCATCGCTTCGCCCTTGTCGGTGGCCCTGGAGGTGGTGATGGCGTCATCCCCTGACATGGTCGAAGCAGGTCCGTTCAATATGACCCTGGTCTCCGCTGAATATGACACACTGACCGTTACCGGCGAGTTGGCCTTTGAAGACGTGCTCAATGAGCCCTTTCCTGGTCACGCTTATGTGCCGAGCGAATATCCAGGTCTCTTCTGATGCTTCCGGACTGGGTGAACACCTATATCGGCCTGCCGTTCCGCGCGCACGGCCGGGACCGGCGAGGCGTGGATTGTTGGGGCCTAGTTCGACTCGTACTGGGTGAGCAGTTTGCCACCCGCCTGCCGTCTTATGCCGATGGATACGGCTCCACCGAGGACGCCGAAGATATTGGACGCCTGGTCCGGGGAGAAATGGCTCCCTGGCGTGACGTCGTTAGAGGCAGACAACAGCCTGGCGACGTGGTGCTCATGCGCTTGATGAACCAACCCATGCATGTGGGCCTGGTGGTCGGCGATGGATGGATGCTTCACATCGAAGAAGGCATTGATGCCTGTCTGGAACGCTACGACAGCGCCAAATGGCGACGTCGGGTCTTGGGGATTTACCGCTATGACGGATAAAGAAAACGCGCTGCGCCTGATCGCCTGTCCGCGTCCCTTTTCAGCCGAGCGTATTGATCGGGCCATCGCAGCGGGTGGATCGGTCGCTGACATTATCGATGGCCTGGCACTCGATCCCATTTTGCTGGCACATGCTCATGTGTGGCTGAGCGATGGCGACATGGCGCTGGACCCGGTCATGGTCTCTCGGGGCCGTTGGGCAATGGTTCGTCCCAAGCCGGGAACAATCATCACGCTTAGGGTTGTGCCGGGCAAAGGTGGTGGCGGCGGGAAGAACCCGCTTCGAACCGTGCTAACCATTGCCGTTGTTGCCGCAGCCTTTGTGCTGGGACCGGCCGTCGGCGCGGCCATGGGGCTGCCGGCCGAAGCGGTGATTTTCGGCCAAACCATCAATCTCGCGGCGGCGGTGGGCGGTGCGGCCATCACCATGGTCGGCAACCTATTGATCAATGCCATTGCGCCGCCTCCCAGGCCGAAGCTCGCGGAGCTGTCCATGGGCGGCCCGCAAAGCCGCACCAGCCCAACCCTTGCCATCACCGGCACCCGGAACCGGGCCAACCGCTACGGGGCCGTGCCAAGGGTCTACGGGCGGCATCGGGTGTTCCCGGTTCTGGCCGCGCACCCGCACAGCGAGGTCGAGGGCGACGCGCAGTATCTGC